GTACTAGCTACTCGGCGGGTTCCTCCGTTCCGAGAACGAGAGTCCCATTTCCTTCCGCTGGAGTGATCTGATTCACTCCCCTCTGAATGCCGCTCCCCGTCCTGTCACTTAAGCCGCGTCCTCCACGCTGCCGCGCAGCAACGCGTCGTTGAAAACGGTCCGCACCGGATCAGTCCAGGAGACGCGCCACAATCGCTTCCGCGCGCGGCCCAACATTCGCTTAATGACGCGCAGGTTGTACTCGCCAGCAAAGCCGGTGCTAAGGAAATAAGTGTTCGACCACGTCTTCCCGCCGTCGTTTGACCACTGCAACATGATCTGGGGCGGGCGCGGGTTGCCGTTGCCATCGGTGAGGGGCGGCGTCGGCCCCAGGCCTGTCTCCATCACGAACTCGATCTCATCGAAGTAGAGCCACTTATTGCCCTCGATCAGCGTGGGGCTTTGTCGCAGGCCGCGTCGCGGGTTCCCGTCATCGTCTTGGAAATTCGACGAGAGCTGGTAGATGTTGCCCGAGGCCCAATCGCCAACCATGTGAATCCCGAAGTTCAGCGTGTGGCACATGGCGCGGTCGGCAATATAGGTGCCGGATGCGGTCTCCCAATAGCCGCGCTGGTGCCAGAGGCTAATTTCGGCCTTCAGGCTCTCGGTGACGTCGTAGGCCCAGGCCACGTTGGCCGTGGGGAAGAGCCACACGGCGAAGTAGTGGCCGTTTTCCTCATAGCTCCAGGCGACGACATCGGAGGTTTTTGCATACTGCTGCCACGCGAGTTCTGTGGCATGAGTTGAGACCCGCGTGGCCTGGTAGCCGTCGAGCCTGCGGCAAATGAGTGCGCCGTCTTTGTCGGCATCGAGCCACACGAGCGTGTCTCCGGCGATCACCGCGCCGAACGTGGCCGCCGCGCCGTGCTCGACTTCTGCGCCCTGTACCGGGATGAATACCGGGAAGCCCGCACCCGCGTTGTAGTAGCCGATGGAGCGCTGGTTCGATTGGAACCAGAGCTCGCGATAGAGCACCGACATGGAGACGATGTTGTCCGGGAAGTAGGAAATGGTCGAGATGTTGAGGCCGTTCCAGGTGGTCGCGTCCTCGAGATCCGACTGCTGGAAGGTGTGGGAGTCCTGGATGGTGGCGAGGATGTAGCCGTCGAGCATCCGGATCTGCGCGACCGGGCCGTTGAACTGCGCCATATTCACCGCGACTAAGGTGTTCGTCGCAAGCGTGAACACGTAGAGATTGCCGTTGTTAAGGATGACGAGCTGGGTTTCGTTCGCCGCGAGCATCGTCGGATTGACCGGCGCGGCTCCTAGGCTGCCCCAATTCGTGACCTGGTTCAAAGAGTTGAGCTCGTACAGGTTTGACCCAGCCCAGAAGGTCCGCCCATTTACGGTGAAGCCGCACGGCACTTTCGACTCCGGCAAGGTCACCATTTTCTTGCGGCCTGGTGTCGTGAGTAGTGCCTTCTGTGTGGCCGCGCCCGGCGACTCCGAGATTTCGACATAGCAGTTCATCGCGATCTCGTCGTCGATGATCGGGGACTGCGCCTGGTATGCAGGGCCGACGAAGCCGAAAGGAATTTTCTTGCTGGGCATCTAGGCGGGCCGTCCGTTGAAAAACACGTCGAGAATCTTTGCGAAGGAATCGGTGGGTTCGCCGTGGTTGTAGAGGCGTAGTTGCAGCACGGGCGTGTTCGACGGAATCTTGATCGCGATGGTTTCGCCGCGCAAAAGTTTCCGCGTGTGCTCTTGGTCGATCTGGATTGTCGGGCGCTTCATTACAATGAATCTGCCGGAGCTGAGTGAAAAGCCATTCGTAGCTCAGTGCCTAGAGCGCCAGCTTTGAGGGCTGGAGGTCGCGGGGTTCAAATCCCCGCCGAGTGGGCCGTAGCTCTGAGACCAAAGGATCGTGACAAGGCCGATCACATCTACGCATTCGGTTCCGGTACCTGGTTGAGCGTCTCGCGTTCGAGCTTTGAGAGCGCGGGCGCGACGTGTTTCGAAAAGAAATCCGAGTCAGAAAGTTTCAAGTCTTCGCGCGGCACCTCCACGACTGCCCAGCGCGTCGATTTCGTCGCGTCCTTCTTTTCCTTGGGATCGTGCAGGCGGATCGAGAGTGTTAGGGTGTCTTTTCCGTCAGGCATGAGAAAATCCGTTCATGGATCGGCGTAAATTCTTTGGGCTGCTGGGCGCTGGCGTCGCGGGTGTGGCGCTCAGTGAAGCGATTCCGCTCGGGCGGGTGTGGAGCTTTCCGTCGAAGATTGTGGTGCGAACGGGTTGGATTGGCTTCGATCCGGCACTGCGCAAGAGTGACATTACAGTCGTTCGCATGGGAAACGTGATTCGGCTTGTGCTTCCCCAAAACTGGATCGTTCGCGATTTCTTTCAATATCCCACACTGCGTCGATACGAGGGCTATGAGCTAATCGAACACACGGAACTCTCATTCCGCCTCGAACCACTTCAGAAGAACGTCCTCGACTTGTAATTAAAGTTCGACTGCTTCGTGCTGTTGTCTGGTCCCGGCACGCCCGAATCCTGCGTCGAGGTGCGTGGCACCGGTGTGTTATTCCCGAACACCGCCATACGGGCTTGCGCCGCCTTGGTTAAGAGCACCTGGTTCGCATCCCGCTTCGATCCCGGCAGCATGTCCTCGGCGAGCGAGAGCATCATCGCCGCGCGATACGCTGGCGGGATGGTCGTCGAGCCGCCAGGCCCGCCAATCGGGTCGGTGATGGCCTGGAACTGCGCTAGGATGCCCCACACCATGAGGCGCACGCCGTAATTGGTGTCGGGCACCGGCCAGAAGTAGAGCGAGCCGTTCGGCCAATCGGGCGAGTAGAAGAGGTCGGTCGGCTGCGAGGTTTGCAGCGCCTTGATCGTGACCTCATCCATCCACCATTTTTCGTCGCGAATCTTCAGCGGGACTTCCACGTTCGGGTTGACGTTGTTGAGGATGATCGTCGCGGCCTCGACCTTCACCGGGCGTTGGGTGACGTTGTATGTTGCCCCGTTCGGCCCGATGGTGTGCGGGGAAAGGCCCGGCACGAGCACGTAGGTGTTGAAGGTGTTCGAGTAGACGTAGTTTTTCCGCGCCGCCCACACGTCGAGCAGGTAATTCAGCTTCCTGAATGCCCACTGCGCTTCATCCGCGCCCGCCTGTTCGCCGGGTGCGAGCGCTCCGATCTCAATGAGCGCGTCGGTGAGGATGTCGAGACAACGATAGGTGAGGGCTGGCATAGGCGGGGTTAAATCAGATCAAGCGCGGAGAGGACGACGATCCCAAGGAAGGTCGCCGCCGCTCCGCACATAAATCCGAACCAGAAGATTTGGTTTTCTTCGCTCACGAGTTAGCGACGCCTGCCGCGTTGCGGTTGCGACTCTTCCTCGTGCTGGGCTTCGGGCTGGGCTTCGGGAGTAGCTTCCGCTTCCGCAGTTCTTCCCGCCGAGGTTGACGAGGATGAGGAAAGATCGGCGACCGATGCGGCCAAGGGATCGGCGGAGAAATCTTCCGTCTCCTCGACTTCGTTCTGCCCGATCAGGAACGGCGGCTTTAGGAGCCATCCGGCCTTACGCGCGGCGTCGAGTTCTTCTTTGTTCTCGACCTTCCGCGTCATCGGCTGGGGGTGCTGAAGGTCGAGCTGCGGCAGGTTCGGGTTCCGCTGGTTGCGCAGTTGTACCGCCTTGTTCTCGTTTTCGATCCGGGGATCGAGCTTCGTCGGGTGGTAGACGATGCGCGGAAATTCCTGATGCTGGTAGCGCGGCCAGTTGGGGCTGGTCTCCGGGTGATGGATGTCGAAGACGTTCGGCTGGGCGTTCGAGCGCACGCGGCGGAGCGCGGCGGCAAGAATCTGCGCCTCTTCCTGAGAGATGTTTCCGAGTTCTTGTTTAGACATAGAGCGAGTTTCCTTTTTTTGGTCGGAATCGAAAGAATCAGCGGCGGGCCAAACTTGGGTTTGGCCCGCGCCGACGGGGACGGGAACTCCTTAGAGGGGGGATCGCCGTCCCCTACATCAACTAATCAGGGATGTAGGCGTAATGCACCGTCAACCCTGGTGAGTTGACGACCGTCGCCGAAGTCGCCGACGCTTGAAAATTGGCCGTGAGGAAATACTTCACACGGTCGGTCGTCAGCGGAATAGCGGCAGCCGGGATGAATTGCACGCTGTAGAACGCGCCTGCTGTCGTGGTCGCGGTATTAAACGACGCAACAGCCGGCGTGATGGTGAGCGTGCCGGAATCAGCGCGCACGGGCGCAACCGTCGAAGCCGTCTCACTCGCCCCTGGTGTGGGGAGTGTGATCTGGCTAAAAACGGTCGAGCCGTTCATCGTGCCGGAGGCTAGGACGGCAGCCTGGGTTCCGAGCGCCGATGTTTGCACACCGTAATAAAGCACGGCGTCGATCAGATAGACCTGTTTAGGAATCGAGGCCGCGAGCGCGGACTTGATGTCGAGATCGCACACCAGGCCGAGCGTGTTGGTTCCGGTGGAGGTCACGGCGGTCTGCACCATCGGAACGCTGAAGGTTGCAGAGGTGCCGTTATTCACCAGGCCCAGGGTTCCCGCGTTGCCCGAAACGAAGGCATTGCAGGCACCCGGAGGCAGGTTGGCGATGCCGTTGTCGACCATGTAGGTTCCGCCGATGCAGTTGTACCGGCGACCGCTCGTGGTGTCGATAAACGGCAGCACGGTCGT